ACTTTGGGCATGGGCTTGAGGGCGCGACCTTCACTGCCCGTGGCGAAGAGAACGCATGGCAAGCGCACGTTCGCATGTACTCTCCGCTTGCCGCAAGGGCTATGACAACAGAGACCCGCGGTCAAAACTCTTGGGTTAACTACGGTCCATATGGTGATCAGAACCGTGCCAACCCGGGCGAAACAGTTTATGCTGATCAGAAACTTACGCTACTTCCTGACTTCGTTGTGAACGAGGGCGTGGCGCCAGACTTGGAGATTGAAGATGGAAGAATCGTTGAAGAAACAAATGGACCAAACGGTGGAAGCCGAGTTGGCAGGTCAGACCTTGGTCGAGTCGGAAGAACTGGAGCAGGACAAGCTGGCGATGCAGGCAAGATACGCGCGCGCTCAGTCGCTCCTGTCCCGAGCGTCAACGAAGACGGCAAAGTCAGACTAACTCATTACTCAAGCGTAGAAGATATTGATACGGTAGACCCAGAACGTCATGGGTCTAACGTAATGATGCGTGGTGACGAGCGTGAGCGCCGTGTTGGCTTCTCATCCATATACCCACCTCGCAGTTACTATGGCTTGAATGTCGGGGAAGATGGAGGGTACTCCAAGTCCAAAGACTCTTGGAACATTGGGGACTCTATGTACATTACAGAGGTTCCTCTTGAATCTTTGTACAATTGGGACGCTGACCCTGAGAACTTCAAAGACAAAGCAATAGCAACGATACCAGATCATCTTACTGTGTCGAGAGATCGCTCCAATCATGCGACAACCATGACTGAGAAGTTGATTAAGGATAGTGGCTATCTTGGCTACTATGCGAACAGTCCTATGGGTCTTGCTGCCGCAGTATTTAATCCGTTAAAAGTTAGACCTAACTTATCTGAGGCGCCGAAGTATTCTATCGCAAGGCTCACCCCTGAGCAGTACAAACTTACCAGCCTTGGTAATGTTAACACTGAGGTAGGTGACCCAGAGAACAGATACTACATACCACAAGCACCATACAACACGGTAATACTTGTTGACGCTGCACAGAATATGCAAAACGATAGGGGCAATGTTGTTCTTGACTGGTCTGATCCAAATAACTGGGAAGAGATTGCTACTCTGATTGCGGCAGAGGCTGAAGCCGCCTATTCAAGAGACGGAAATGCTATTGGCTGGTATGACAAAACACTTAGCCTTGCCAAAAGAATTACCAGTGTCCTATTCCCAGATGTTAAGCCGGGGACTGCTGATGAAGCCGCGTATCAATACGCTACCGCTGTAACATCTAACGGTATTGGCGTGATACCAAACTGGCAGTACGCCGCAGAGCAATACAGGAACTGGAAAGAAACTGGCAAGTTTATTGAGAAGGGCTTTGGCAATCAGGGCGGCTCAATGGTTAATGCCTTTGCCCTGTATAACACCATGAAAGACATGGGCTACACCGACTTAGAGATCAAGGAATTTCTAAGCCAGAAGATGACCGTGCGTGAACTGCGTCAGAACAATGTTGTACGAGCGCTTGGTATTACAGTGGACGCCAAAGAGTCTGTCGATACTGAAGTGTATGTCTCTTATATCATGGGCCCTAAAATTGGTCAGGGCTTTTATCAGAACTTAAATGGCAACTTTGAAACACTCACCATGGATCGTTGGTGGATGCGTATGTTTAACCGCATAACTGGCGAGCCATTCAAAAATGTCACAGAGAGAACCGTTGCGAACAACGAGGCTCGAGTATTAAAAGCCGTAAACAACATGCCACTCAGAGAGGCAGAGGCTGAACTTGTAAAGGCATCTCTTGATGTTATTAACGCCGACATAGTAACAGATGCAAACGTGCAAGAGTTTGCCATAGAGTTAAACAACCAGTTTCAGAACTACAGAGTACGCAGGATTAAGGCTGGCTATGGCGAGCCAAAGAAATCAGAGTTACTGTTGGCGGCTGATACTGCGGCTAAAAACTTCACGACTCAAATGCAAGAAGATCCTCGCACGGCAAAGCAACGTACAGCAATGCGCGCTATTACCAATCGTGCCAGAGAGATTCTAAAGGAAGATCTTGGTATTGATATCAACAACGCTGACTTCCAAGCGCTGATGTGGTATCCTGAAAAGAATCTTTTCTATTCATACGGTGTCAGGAAGGGCATTGGTGATGACAACGATTACATTGATGGCGCTATAGCGCTACTACAAAAGGAAGGCTATGATGTCGAAACAATCGCAGAAGCACTCCCCGAAGCAGACCGAGTCATCGTCCGTGATCGGGCAAATTCCACGTTCTCAACTGAGGAATCTGGTGATGTCACTCCAATCACAGATGGACAAGAAGAAGGAAGCCCAAGAACTTCTGACCAAGAGCGAAAGCGAAGCATAGCGCTAGTACCAGAGCGCTCATACAGTATGAGCAACTCTCGACTTGCCGAGCGAGTAGACCAGCAGACAGCCAAAATATCTTACAACAACGTATCAGGTTTGCTGTCCAAGGTTCTTGGTATAGCCACCTACAAGATCCCTAAGGCTCTTGGTATAGTCACTGACAAGGACAGAGCAGAGGCTTTGTCTGAAAGGTTCTTTACTAAGTATCAAGATGCACTGTTGCCAGTGGGTAAACTTTATGACGAGTTGAGCCGTGAGGGCGCCGACATTGTTGACGCCCACGATGCTTACCTACAGGAAGAACTAGCGCAAGGACGTGCTGGTTATCAGATTGAAAAGAACCAGCAGGAATTGTTTGAGCCTCTTGCTGAAAGCGTGAAGGCTTTGGACGCTACGGATACCAGCCTTTCATCGCTTGCCTCTGGCTCTAAATTTGTTAGAGATTATTTAGCAGAGGATCAGTCTCCAAAGATTGCACTTGCTGAAGCGTTTTTGTATGCACGGCACGCAAGAGAACGTAACGCGTACATCTTAAATAAATACAAGCGCGGCGTTGGCTCTGGTATGTCAGATCAAGAAGCCGATTTTATTATGGATTGGGTGGCAAAGCAAGATCCAACACTGCGCTCTCAACTGGACACTGTTGCATCATTTGCAGATGGCATCGTTCAAAGCACTAACAAGATACGCGAAGATGGAGACTTGATCCCAGACCCAGCGACTGTACAGGCTGACCCAGAGGGCAAGTGGCAACCAACTAACTTCAGCAACTATGTACCACTGCGTGGAACAATGGAGCCTGACGAAGAGGCGTCTCAAGATTACCGCAACTCATCGCGCCGTTCGCCCAACCTGTATGGTTCAAGGGGTAGACTTGAAGCGCGGATGCAAGGACGTGGTGATAGTTATGCCGTAAACATCTTGGCTAACTTGATGGCTCAGAATCAACAGTCCGTTCAGAAGGCAGAGCGCAACAAGGTTGGTAAGGCTTTCTATGAACTGATCACAAACAGGGACATTGACACATCCAACTATGGTGAGGTCATCGACAAATATGATGACTCCATTCGTGACAACATCTTGACTGTTAAAATAAACGGTGAAGAAAAGCATATCGAAATCTTTGATGACCGTATCGCACGCGCCCTGAAGGGTGCAATGACGCCAACAAAATCTTCTAGCCTTGTTAGGTTTATGGGAAAAATTAATCGCGTCCTGTCAAACCTAAACACATCTTGGAACCCAGAGTTTGTTATATCTAACTTTGCCCGTGACCTTGAGACAGCAGCAATTAACATCAATCAGTATGAAGAAAAAGAGATAACAAGAGAGATTGTTAAGAACGCATTGCCAGCGGTGAAGGGCATCGCTGGGTTGCTTCGTGGCAATAAGGATAGTGAGTGGGCTAGAATCTACGAAGAGTTTGTGAAGGCTGGCGGTAAGAACGCGACCAACCAAATGTCAGATCTACAAGATCAGGTTGAGCAACTCAAAGGTATTGTTGATGGCATAGGTAGAGACTCTAAGTCTGGCAAACTTGGCTTGGTAAAGAATGGCTTCAGCAAACTTGGCAAATTCCTTGAAGACTACAACACTGCGGTTGAGAACGGCGTTCGCATAGCAACCTTTGATGCGTTACGCAAGCGAGGATACAGTGAACAAAGAGCAGCACAAGCGGCAAGGAATGTGACTGTTAACTTTGCCAAGGGTGGCGAAGACAAGGTTCTCATGAACAGCCTGTTCCTATTCTATAACGCATCACTTCAAGGTTCGATGGCACTAGCCAATGCGGCTGTTCGCTCGCCAAAGGTAAGAGCATTATGGGGTAGCATGTTTATTTATGGCATGCTTCAAGACCAGTTGATGGGTGCGCTGTCTGACGATGAGGATGGAGACGGTAAGAACGACTATGACGAGTTAAGTGACTACACTCTTGAGCATAATCTTATTCTACCTAACCCATTTGCAGGAGTTATTGGCGGCAAGTTTATTAAGATCCCACTTGCCTACGGACTTAACATGGCGACCAACACAGGGCGCTCAATCAGCCGTGTTATGCGTGGTGAGTACACCGTTGGTCAGGCGAGCGAAACAATTACAGGCACTATGCTTGAACTCCTAAACCCTCTTGGCTCTGGAATTGAAGACTGGGAAAACATTGCGGCTCCCACTGTAGTAGACCCATTCGTTTCGCTAATGGTAAACAAGGACTACAAGGGCGACCCAATCTACAAGTTTAGCTCTCCGTTTGGCTTGCAAAAGCCAGACAGCCAGATGTACTGGAACAACACCAGCCCTGTGGCTCGCACTATCGCACAGCAAATAAATTCTTTGACCGGAGGAACAGAGGTAACTCCGGGGTATATAGATTTTTCTCCAGATGTTCTTGAGTTTTGGTTTGACTACGTTACTGGCGCCGCTGGTGCGTTTGTAAGAAGGTCAGTTGAAACTCCGGTCAATGTAACCAAGGCTCTGGCTGGCGACTTTGACGGTGATCTTTCTCGAACACTGCCGATTGTACGCAAACTAACAATCTCCCCATCATCATATGAAGATGTGGGAGTTTACATTGAGAACAGGGATAAGATCCTGAGCGCGCGTAAAGAACTTGAGACAGCAATGGCATACAGAGACCCAGCAAACATACGCCGTGTCCGTGCTGAGTATGAAACATTGCTTAGTATATATGGCAATGTCAAGCGTATCGACAACGCTCGGAACAGATTGATCAGACAGAAGAACACAATAAGAAACAATCCCATTATGCCAGAGGCAAGGAAGACTGAACTGATTGCTAAGATCAATGAAAGGATTAGTCAGTTGGTTAAAGAGGCCAACAAGACTATGTATGACGCTGGAATAAGGTAAAAGCGGAGCCGTTTCCGACACCGCTTTTACCAGCCGAACACGTTTCCGTGCTGTTAAGTTATATAGAACTATCCCTTTTCATGTCAAGCCATTTCTTAACCTCTTCAACCTTCCAACATCTGTTGCGAGGGCTGAGGTATATAGCCTTTGGGAAGTCATCGTTCTGCTTTATTATATACTTGGCCTTCCTTGTATTGTCCACCAACAGCATGTCGGCAAGACCCCTTATGTTTACTAAGCCGTTGCTGACTTGCCCATTTTCCATGACTCAAATCCTTCTTGTAGTTGTTTGAAGCGCTCACGCGCATTTGAATTATTGTGAAGCTCTGATCTACTCTCAATGCCAAGATATGATCTGAGGCCATGCACCACTTGCTTCTCCCTCTTCTCATCATCGATACTGTCGTAGTCTTCAATCAGACCTTGACGGTAAATGTAATCAGCAAAGTCAAAGTTGCGACACAGCATTCCTGCTGATGCAACCATAGCGTCAGTCTCCCTTTTGTGCTGAGGGATCTCAGGTTGATCGTGGTCATCTAACTTTACCAGCGCCACCATGTAGCGTGAACCAACCCAGTCAGTGTGTAGACTTGGGGGAACCTCGTTTGGATGGATGGCAAGACGCAGGATAGTCCCTGCTTTACTTTGAGACATCGATGTCTTGACTGCCTCAAATGATACGGTAGCATCTCTAACGTCATTCATCTTTTACATTCCCCTCAAGTTCTTTTAGATCTTTTATGACACGCCTTTTCTTCAGGCCATAGAAATCTCCACGCTTCATGTTGGACCCATACCTTCTGTTGCTTCTTTTGCCAACAGATGTCTCTATCTTTGGCGGCGTCCTAATCATTTCGAGTATGGCCTTGGTATCTTCAATGCTCATGGCGCGCTCCCTGCCATCATTATCTCTTGCGTTGTACTGTCATGATGTGTTTTGCCAACAAAGTTCCTCACGAATGTAGTCTTCTTAATGCCACCAGCAATGCGGTGGTATGTGATGATCTCTTGCTTGAACACATTGTCAATGTCGTCTGGGAAAAACTCATCCCCAAGTTTGTCACTCAAACTGCAAAGCCTGTTAGTAGGCAAGTAACAAAGGTCTTCTTCAATCGATTGTTTCATAGTAGTCTCCATCTCCCATTTCTTTCAACACTATCCTGCCAAGCGCCACATCAATCATGGCACACCACATGTCCATTCTGTTGTGATACTTTGGCAGATGCTGTATTACTTCCATCATCTCTGTGCTTGGATATCTCATTGCACAGATTGCTTGTCTTGCCACCTCTGAATAATCAGAGACCGACATCTCAATACCTTGCTCCTCAAAACGCTTTATGGCTTCGTAAATAGCAAGGCCAACTCGTTCATGTAATTTATCCATTGAACTTCTCCCAGTTGTTCTTCGCCCAAGCAAGTGGGTCTACGCCTTTTAGATCCCACCAACTTCTCTCATCACCGAAAGCATGTAACTTCATGTGGCAAAAGTGGCACAGAGGAACACACCAATTGTCTCCCACCTTCATCCCCAGAGAATTAGGCTCTGCGAACATGATGTGGTGTGCCTCTGCGCCATACCCACAGACCAAGCAAGGTTGCCCACGCAGGGTCTGTAGATATTTCTTAGAGCGAACTCTCTTAGAACGGAACATTGTCATCAAGATTGTTAGACTGCTGTTGCCGAGGTTCGGCGCCATTGCCACGCTCCTCATACACATTCCCGATGATTGATAGGAACTGCTTGCCAGCCTTACTGACTTTCTTCCAACCAACCAAAGAGATCTGTGGCTTCTCAACGCCACGCTCCATCTGAGACACAAGATCGTTCACGACCTCGTCAGATAATTCCAACTTACCTGTGTAGTCTGGACTCTTCTCAGATTTCTTTTTGCTGTTCACAAACAGCGCGCCTGATGGATCATAGTTACTCATGCCGCTTCTCCTTTTGGCTCAAGAGTTTCTTTGTGTGATAAAAAGTTCTGTAGAACTTCGTTGTAAAGAGCCTCATCATTCTTCTTCAGAAGATCGATCGCCTCTTTGTTTGAACCCCAGAATGTTCTAAGGCTATCTACTGTGTCGCACTCAGGAATGAATGTCTTAAATGCAACCGCTACAGTTGACCAATCAGATGCGGTCTCTTTGTTACCGTCCTTACTGACAACATCTACTTGTAATGGTTTCTCTTCAGCGCCGACAGGAAGATCCTCACCAGCGTAAATGTAATGACCAAGACCGTGCATGGCTATGCACTTTGCCAAGGCTCTTTGAAGAGATGAGTTTACAGCGAAAGCATCTGGGTGCTTTACTGCTTTGTTTCTGAAATCAAGAACAGGGAAGACCTCAGTTAACGTCTTCTCTTCCACAGTCACGCTTACCATAACAAAGGCAAAGCCCTGATCGTCTTTCATGTACGGCACAAGCCGACCATCTGCCTCATGCAGATGCTTTTCAAATGTAGAGTTTGGATAATGTCCAAGCAGACATCCCCAAGCCCAAGCCCAACTCAGATAAGTCAAGCCATTCTTTTCTTCAGTGTGTTCACTGACATCAATTTTAGATAAGGTCTCCCAAACACTGCTCATTCCAATTCTCCTTTATACTGTGAGCAAAATTCAGCAACACCGCAGTAGTTGCCCTTACACCGTGTGTGTTCACCAGCACGGTATTCTATTTCAGTCGGCACAGTTTGTGCCGCTGAGAAATCGTTAGCGTCATTGACATTATCAAAGACACGCATGGCTCTCTTCAAGCCCTTCTTCTTTACAGCCCACGCATCGGGCTTGCTCCATCGTTCTTCGCTTGTGCATAAAATAAACTTGTCTTCAAGTTCTTCTTCCATGTCGTATGTAATCTGCGCCCCCTTGTGGTAGGCGAGGCGCTCATGAACATATCTGATGCGCTCTTGGTCAGACCATAGTGGCACATCCACTGTTACCACTGGGGCTTGTGGGTAGTCAGGCTTGTTGTCTGCGTCACGCCTGTTCCAATCTCTCAGGATAGCGCAGATCTGCAAGCGGCTAACCTTTATACCTTTAGATTTTTGTACAAGGAATGCGTATGTGTTGAGTTGGTTTTCCCACTCAGGCTTGCCGTAGATTACAGACCAGACACTAGTTACTTTGTAGTCCGTGATCTCAATTGAGTTCCCATTCATACGCTGATGATCGATAGCACCTGAAAGTACCCACTCACCGTCTGAATAAAACAAACGCTCTTCCCTGACAACATCTTCGCCATCGTCCTGTTCGAGGATGTGATGAACGGCTGTGCCAAACAAAGGCCAGATCATATCAACAACATCCGTTGTCATGTTGCTGGCATAGTGTTCCTTCATAAGCCTCACGCGAGGGCTGTCAATCAAGGTGGTGACAGAGATATCTGCCGCGCCCTTCGAATAGTTGTCACGCTTTGCGAAATTGACAAAAGCGTCAGGTAGTTTATGGTTATTTGTATACTGCATGGTTGCCTCCTTTGATCATTAAATGCCATGTATGACCAACAATGTCAATTAAAAAATGAAGGTAAATAAATGGCGAGAAAAATTCATGAATTTGTGATAGAAGGAGAGCCAGCGTCAAAGGCTAACAGCCGAAAGATTGTTAAGATAAAAGGGCGCCCTGTGTCAATTAAATCTGACAAGGCTAGAAATTATGTGAAGCAGTTTGGGGAGCAATGCCAGAAGATAAAAGATTTATTTACTGGCGATGTCTGTGTTGAGATGTTGATTTATTATTCAACAAGGAGACCTGATCTTGATGAGAGTTTAATATTAGATTGCATGCAGGGATACATATACGAGAATGACAGACAGGTCAAAGAGAAGCATATATACTGGGGCTTGGACAAATGCCGACCAAGAACTGTCATCAGAGTGTCGGCTTTGGAGACAGGTAATGTCCCAAGCGATCTCAGACGCATATCTGGACGACATGAAACCGAAACTGGAAGTGATCAGATGGCTGGAGAGTGAGGACTTCGAAACCGTTTGCGACTTTGCCGCGCTCAATGCGGAGCGAATGCGTCAACACTTTGTTGACATCTTGGAATCTAAACCAGCGATTGCCAGATACAAGGGAAGAAAACTAAAAGATGTAATAGTTAATTATTAATATAATATAACTAGTATATATTTATATATATTTATAACTAGTAATAACTAGTAACTAACAACCATCAAAATTCTGGCTTGACAGTTTCTCCGCTTGGCAATATCGTTGTATGTGTTCGTGGAGGAACGCTATGAGTATTGATGAAAGTTTACGCAGTAATGCGATCCGTCTGGGTGTGGGGCAACACAAAGTCTCATGCCCTTTTTGTTCTCAACAGAGAAAGAAGAAGGGGGAACGAACCCTCTCGCTCAGAGTTCAGTCAGAAGAAGTTCTGTATCAGTGTTGGCACTGTCAAAATTCTGGCGCCGTTAAATTAAGGGAAGACTATAAACCAGTTAAGAGGGAAACGATGACACCAGTTGCACCAGCAGTTAAAAAGAATTGGCTTGAGTTAGATCAAGACGCTATCGCATGGCTAATGTCGAGGGGGATTAGCGAGATAACAGCAAAGACTGCTGGGGTAAAGAGCGCCAATCACTACATCAGATCTGTCGGAAGTGAGACATCATGTGTCGTGTTCCCTTATTCAAACGATGGGCAACAGTATGCCGCAAAGATTAGGGCGATAAAAGATAAAGGGTTCTCTTGCCAGAGCAACCCGCAAACATTTTTTAACATCGAGAATGTGGACATTGGTGACGACTTGATAGTTTGCGAGGGCGAGATGGATGTACTTGCCTTCATGGAAGCAGGTTTTAAGAGTGTTGTATCTGTGCCTAACGGAGCGGTCATGAAGGTTAATGACAGCCCAGTTGAGCCAGCTAACGACAACAAGTTTCAGTTCCTTTGGAACGCCAAAAAGTTTTTGGATAAAGCGAATAAGATTATCATTGCTACAGACTCAGATGAAGCTGGTCAGGCGATGGCAGAAGAGATTGCCAGAAGGGTGGGCAAGAATAGATGTTGGCGAGTGTCATACCCCGATGATTGCAAGGATGCCAACGATGTTCTAGTTAAGCATGGGAAAAAAGTTCTAGAGAACTTACCTAACAAAGCAACCCCGTGGCCTGTTGCAGGACTGTATGATGCCGAACATTTTTATGATGCAGTTGATGACATCTATAACAATGGCATGGGGAAGGGGGCAAGCACTGGCTACCACAATGTCGATGAGTTCTACACTGTGGTTGAAGGACAGTTGACTGTGGTGACAGGACACCCATCGTCAGGTAAGTCCGAGTTCATCGATCAGATTATGATTAACATGGCTCAGAACGATGACTGGAAGTTTGCTATTTGTTCTTTCGAAAACGAACCCCGTCTTCATATAGCAAAGTTGATATCAAAATATTTACGCAAGCCGTTCTTTGCTGGGGCAACACAGCGTATGTCTCAACATGACTTGGACTACGGTAAGCAGTTCATTCAATCACACTTTACTTTCCTCTATCAGGCTGACGGTTCGCTTGCCACTATCGATGACATCATTGACCGACTAAAGGCGGCGGTCATGAGACACGGTGTGAAGGGCGCGATCATTGACCCATACAATTACATTCAGAAGAGTAGGGATATCAGCGAGACAGATTGGATCTCAGACATGCTGACTAAGTTGCGCGTGTTTGCACAGGCTCACGATATCCACCTTTGGTTTGTGGCACACCCAACAAAGATGTTGCGCGGCGCTGACGGTAAAGTTCCTGTGCCGAAGGGTTATGATATCTCAGGTTCAGCCGCTTGGTTTGCGAAGGCAGACATTGGATTGACTGTCCACAGACCTGACCCTAAAAGATCTGAGTCAGAGGTTCACATTTGGAAATGCAGGTTCTCTTGGGTTGGTAAGCAGGGCGACACAAAGATTTATTTTGACCCAGTGACATCAACATATTTCCTGCCAACAGATGACTTTCCTACGCCAATGCAAGTTCCGCAATATCAGCCAGAGGATGTACCATTCTAATGAGTAATCAATCAGACTACGGCACTAAAGAATTACATCGTCGTCATCTTGTAAGGCCAGAGTTCATAGGTGGTGGACACTCCATACGAGTGAGGGTAATCGATCAAAAAGTTCTAGATAACTTATTGCTTTCGAAGAAGATTAAACTTGATCATTATCAAACGCTGGACTCCATGATGATTGAGCATTATAACTCAACAATAGGATTGCGTGCTCAAACATTTGAGCCAAAAGTAAAGGGAACATCTTCTGATTACACCGACAAATATGCGATGGCGAGAAGCAAGGTGAGAAAAGTTTTGGAAGAGGTGAGAGAAAATTTGGGGCGGGAAGTTTATAAAATACTGAGAAGTATTCTTGAGGATGTGCCTTTGACCAAGGTTCAAATGATGTGGGTTGAGGCTAATGGAAACATGAAAAGATTGATTAATATAGTGGGGAAGTATTATGGATAGACTTGGTAAACAAATACTTGGTGAGGCTATGGATGTGATTGATGCTAGAGGGGATCACTATGGATCTCCGTATAAGAATTGGAAAACGATAGCGGATTTCTGGACAATTTATCTTAGAGATAAGTTGAAAGATGGGGAAAGTATATCAGCGACAGATCATGGGTTGATGATGGATCTGGTGAAAACGGCTCGCGTTATGACTACGAATGGTCACTGGGATAGTATGCTTGATAAGTGTGGGTATGTTGCCGCAGCCGTAGAATGTTTTGAAGAAGAGAGAAAAAGGTTTGACGAGGCTGAATAATATCAATAATATAAAACCTGCATGAAGGTCATGCGTTTCCTCCCAAACTAAAGGGGGCGGCTAATCACCGCCCCCTTCTTTTATGTGTTAGAATTACACAGATGTGTGTAGTTCTAGATGTTAGGCATCATGCTGTTGCTATCAATCGACATGTCTGCACGAGTTGATGCGCGACCGTTGAGGTAGTTGATCCATGTTCGCGCTAGCAATATTGACATCACATCTGCTGTCACCTTGTTGCGGTTAGCAACGCGGATCTCAGTAATTTTTGTCAGGAAGTAACGCACTGGTGAGCGCACACCCTTGCCATGGTTTGACGCGAGATCGTTTAGGAACTCGCATACCTTCTCATCATCGCCGCTCTCTGCAACGATGTAGAACAACGCCGCAAGAGGCGGCACTGGGATCAATGTGCTTTTCTTAGTGATCTTAGATAGCCTGATTGCTTTCTCAAGAACATTAGTGTCAACCTCATCAACGTAAAACTTGCGAAGTTCATCGTTCGTAAGGCGAACATTCTTTGTGTTTGCATGACCGCTCTTGTATGCCACGATGTGGCGAAGGACAGAGCCTGTCATCGATGGGTAAGGAACGCCCATGATGGTGAACACATCCATGTTTGAACGGTTCGCGCCGACATCCATGTGGATAAACGACTCTGGATCAATGCCAAAGATGGCGTGAGTGATGAACGGTTTGCCAGCGCGAACGCATGCGCTCAAGCGGTTCTGTCCATCCTTCAAGTAACCATCCTTGCCAAAGGCCAAAGTGGCATTAGTCAAAGACCAATTGCCGCCCAACATGTCCTTGGCGTATGTCTTAATCTTCTCCGTCTTCTTTGTACGGTTTCCGATGTTGAGGTTTTCAAGGATGTGTTCCGCCAAGAACGGTGTGACCTCAATCACACGAGAGTTCTGTGGTGGGTTCTTGATCAGTGAGTAAAGATTTTCAATCTGATCTGACGGATCGAGCGATGAGTTCAAGCCGCGCTGTTTTGAGATTACTGAAAGCATGTTGCTTTCCTTTCTCCCCCATGTCCGTTTGTCGGGGGTCTGTTGCCTTGCCCAAGGGCTTACACATGTCTCCCAATGGTGGGCAGTCCAAAGGAAACTGAAAAGTTCTATAAAACTAATTAATAAAATTAAAACTATTGGCCGTCATAATATTGGTGTTGGGAAGAGCGCCACCAATAACGCTCTTCCCTGTGTGCTGGTCAGTGAGGGAAAGGAGAAACCCCGATAGGCAACACTAACCTAAACGCCTACACACATGCGTTAACCAACCCTATCGGGGTAACTGGTTGTCAAATCTAATGTGCGGCTCATCACAAATCAATGTGATCTTTGGATTATTCTTCCATGAACCGAAGAAATTTTCAACACGATAATGCAAGTCAGAGTGGTTTGCATCAAGGTAACTTGAACACTCCGCATGAGTTTTGAATTTAGGATCAGACCACTGAGCCTCTAACTCAGATGTCACCTCTCCGTTAAACGAAAAGGTGGTGAGAATAATAATAGCGTACTCATTCATCTCTAAACCTTCCTGATCTTGACATGGCATATGCAGATGTAATCATCATAAGCATGCCAATAAGCATAACAAGACAACCCAGCACAAGGCTATAGGTGTCTGGCAATTCAGCGACAGACATCCCTGCTTGTATAACGAGCAGAGAGGATACAAAAATTATAGGCCAGATCATTTCATTCTCCTTATGATTTAAGTGATGCGCGACCACAGTGTGGGCATTCATGTAACATCATGTCTACATGGTATTGGAATGTGTCCTCATCCATAAACTCATACGGCGAGTGGCTTGCTGAGAACATGGGCGCGATCACACCGTAATCGCCGCTCAGTTTTGTTTCCTCATAGCAGTCATGAAATACCTTGCGGTTTTCCAAAGCGCCCTCAGCGTCATAGTAATCATCAACATGTGGCAGATACCTTATGCCACGGTATGAATATTCAGGTGCGTTATCCCAACTAATCATGATTATCTCCTTATAGATTGTCGAGCAGTGTGCCCAAGACGAACGCCTTGGTTCTGCGGTTTAGTAATTCAATGGCAGACTGAAGGTTTTTTGAGTATGCATGAACCTTCTGCGTCTCGCCTTTATCTGACAACAAGTCAGTGCTATCATGGTTATGCACCACAAGCCATCCGATTTGGACATCAGGCACACTCTTTTTCCAAGTGACCGTCTTTACCTTGAAGGCAGTGGCAGTCTCTGGCAGTGCATCGAAAATTATGTCTGCCTTTTTTGCATGCATAACAAACCTCTTGCCTGATCCTGACATCAGCATAGCAAGACCTTCTAAGAACACGTTGCGATACCAAGTCAACTTTAGACCCACACGATTAGTACATGTGTAATCGCTAGTTTTCTCATGCTCAATATATGTGTCCTTTGCATTGGATTCCACCACCCCAAGACCCATGCACCGTATGTAATTATCCGACAGAACACGTTGTGCAAGTGCGAAGGTTAGGTCTGCATGTTTTTTCATTGGGTTGAAGGTATTCTTTGATGTCTTTGCATTGGCAAATTGGCGATAGTCTCTAACCTGATTGACCATACTCTGCATGTACTTAACCACAGCACTCTCAACACCGAAGCAATGTTCATCAAAGAATTTATCAACATCAACGCTGATGTCAAATTTGCTTCTCCCCCTGAGGATTAGGCAAACCAAATCGTTTGGCATCTCCCAAGTTTTTGCCATGTCATTGATTGCCTTCTTACACTGCATCGCAGATAGATAATTCTTTTTTAATTGTTCATTCATTGTAGTCTCCAATCATAAGAGGTTAAGATGGCGGCACTATGCCGCCACCTGTATTCTTGTTGTTTCACCGATGGGTGCATCATTGCAATCCATATCGGTTGATACCCATAGCACTGGGTAATCTGGTGTTTCATTCGGATAGTCGAAGATGCCCATGTCAGTCAGGTAAACCATAGCATCGCATGGTATCTGATTGTCATAGACATAATCGAATACAGGCATGACGCGAGTGCCGCCTCTACCCTTGGCCTCGACACCGTTGATGTACTCGCCTTGAGCATACTCAGTCACAGACTGAACCTCAGCATCGCAGACGATCAATGTGATAGAGCGCGGATTAAAATCCTCAATCAACTGGTTGAAGACACCAAGGAAATATTCCTGCTCACGCATCGATACACTGCCACTGCTATCCCAGCCCAGCACGATGTCACCGACACCGACACGATCAACTGCTGGCATGTATATGCCTTGGGTGTAGTACACTTTGCGATTGCACCGCCGCCATGTGTAATCTTCTGGCTGATCACCGCCAACAAATCTGCGGATCACATCCATCCAATCAACTTGAGAACGCCGCATGCGCGACACCATCTCTTTAATCTTAGATGGTAGTTTGCCAGCGTTCTCAGCCGCCTGTGCCGCCATGAAGACACGCTGGTCTACATCTGCCGCCATCTGCTCCAGATCGCCCTGAGAGGGCTGTGAGCCGTCTTCATTGGATGCATCCATGACGATGCCCCATGATGGCTGATCCGCGCCGCCATCAGACTGAGGCAACAGGTCAAATATTTTCTCTGCCGCCATGCCTTTGTACTGCTCACTGAACAGGCCATCTTCTGGCAGGACAAAGCCGCCATCGGTGAGGATGTCATTGATGGCGTAGTCGGTGGCGATGTTCCATTTTTTATGATCACGATCACCGCGCCGCAGATGATGTTTCATCACGATGTGCATGACCTCATGAGCGATTACGCCCTTGATCTCATCCTCACTGTGACGGTCAACGAAGGGCTCTGCCCAGATGATCTTCTTGCCATCGGTTGCCATCGTCTCGATGCTATCATCTTGTACAAAATGACATCCAAGTGCGATGCTACCGAAGAAGGGGTGCTTGACCATTAGACTGGTCTTGCACCGTGCAATTTTTAGATTAGCATCCATGCTAGTCTCCATAAAAAAGTTCTATATAACTTACACAAGGGTAAGCGCGGAACCGTTGGTCAACGCCCACTGGCGAAGAGCCTCAACCTTTTTCAATTCAGGATCACGGCTCACCGCATCCTTGATGACGAAGGCAGAAAATTCTTGCTGAGGCAGACGATTGAGGTATGCGATGATCTTGCCAAGGTTGGTTTGATTTGCCTTAAATGCCAGACCAGCACAGATTGCGTATGTCACCGCAGGATCTTCACTGATCATTGCAATCTCAGGATTAGCAATCAACTCATCGAGATCTGGACAGGTGTCATAGATCTTGAGAAACCCAAGAAAATCTGCACAGGCAGGACGCCCTACCTGACCAGCGATTGCCTCAGTCTGGCAGACTGCATCCAGCCCCCATCCCATGACAGATGACACCCTATCCCATGATCGTGGCGATGGCGATGCATTGGCATCACGATCAAATTTATGTAACCATTCTGGGCGAAAGCGCAGGAACGCACAAATGCGTTGATCGACACCAACCTTATTGAAGTAGCCGATGGCATCCTCAAGGTCAGCCTCGATCTCCAAGAACATCAGGCGATCTTTAAGATGCGATGGCATGGTGTTTGTACCAGCGCGGTCACTGGTGCGATTGCCAGCCGCCACGATAGCCCAGCCATCAGGCAGACGGTGCTGACCGACACGCCGCTCATTGACGATTTGTGCGGCGATGTTCTGGTTGGCGACTGGTGCTTGAGGCAATTCATCCAAGAAGAGGATGCCCTCACCTTCCGAAGGCATCCAGTCTGGGCGAAGGCGTTTCATACCATCACCATCATTGACCAGCCATCCTGCAAGTTCGCCAGCATCATACTGAGCAAGCGAAACGACAAGACACTGAACATCACGGCTTTTGGCGATGTCCTGAACAACGGTTGTTTTACCAAGACCAGCACCGCCGATCAGGTATGGGATTGGACGCATTGCATCGCGGCCTTGGGCGTTGGTGATTTGGCTGTCGATTGAAGCCTCGACAATGGCTTTTGATTGAGTAAGACGCATAACTTTTCTCCTTGTTTGCGTTGGTTATATGGCGAGATGCCACGACACCCCCGAAGGGGTGTTTCGACAGTTTCTCATGCTGTCATCGTCAGGTAGCGTTATGCGGCATCAAGTGCGCCCAGCACCTTGTCCACAACTTCATTTTCAGATGCGGCATCAGCCATAGCCTTTGCCGCCGCATCATCTGATGCAAGCCGTGCGGCCTTCAACTCGCGGCACGCATCATCGAACTCAGCCCAATCCATCGCATCGTATTTGGATGGCTTGAATGAACCAGTTACGGTTTCTTTGCCGAACAACTTTTCTGCCAGTTTAAACATCTCAGATTTGCCAGCGTCACCATCGACAGCATCCATGAGTTTTTTCTCGCTATCAATTTCATGATCATCAAACACTGCCCTGACCATTTCGGGCGTTACGTTGTCGCCGCCAATGCCCAACTTGTGGCGAGCCTTGACGCTGTTCTCTTTCAGTTTCTTGGCGGTGGCTGGCTTGATGTATGCACCCAACTCTTCGCTCAGTTGTTTAGACACTGTGGCAGGAAGGCGTTTGTTCTTGCCATTGCCAACCAACCCGACTGGCGAGATCGCCACGATCAGGCTGACGTACTGGTTAATCTTATGGGCATTCATCTGCTGGGTGTTCGCGTTGTTCTCCATGGTGCGTGCCTTGTTCTCGCCGCGCAAATTAGCAATGGATGCCTCAGCATTGGCAATGTCTGCCATGGTGTTGTCGAAATTTTGAGTGTTAAAAATGTCCTGCATAATAGTCTCCTGTGAATTGCAGTTGGTTGGTGTTATTTCCAGATCACTTCAATTTGTGAAGTTTTCTCATCGGTCTTCCATTCGCCGATAGGCTTGCGTGACATGGTGCAGAACACCTTGCCAGCGCGGTCACCTACGACCTTTTCGAAACGATCAATTTCATTAAGAAAATCGTTAAATGTTTTGAAGATCTCTTTCATGGTTATTCTCCCTTGAACTCAAAACGCTGGTCAAAATATGCAGGGTTGTCAGAGCATGCGATAGCATCCTTAACCTGTTGGACATTCATCCATCCGCACATTGCCATCTCGAAGGCATCATCGAAGTTGATGAAACCAAGATTAGCCAAGGTCTTCAGTGCCTCGCGGCGGATAGGTGTGAGTTTAGCATCTGCAATTTTAGACATCGTTGTCTCCTGTTTCGTGGTTACTCTTCAGCATGGCGTACCAATCGCCATGGACAGGGGGGCAAGTTACCCTGCCCCGAACCCAGCCGCAGGAACTCACGCCCCTGCCAGATTTACCGCCCCACAAGCGCGAGCGCATCACTGCGGTCACACCCGATCTGTATCTCGAACTGCCCCATCGCAAGCGCGACAGGTGGGCTGGGTGACATCGCCTCACCACTCCGTGAGGTAGAAGATCTGGGGCTGGTTACCAGAATGCCGAAGGTTGCCAAATCAGGGGCTGTGAACCCCTTTGTCATATAGCCGCAGATGGTTGTCAACCCCCCCTAATGGCTTTTTTTGGTCATTAATGGATATGTGTGACATATATGCAACAGTTAAAGGTCGAAATCGTCACTGGCGGCTTCTGGAAGATAGCCGTGTGTGATTATAAGCCAGAATACCTAAAGGCGCTCAGTGAGGCTTAAAACGCCAGCAATGGGCATTATTGGTTACTCTTTGCCAGTGTTGTTTCGGGGACGTAAATGGTAAAGTTATATAGAACAATTGAGCGGCGAGACCAAAACCACGCCCAAGCGAAGCGCATACTGGCGGCACACAGGGACAACATCATGGCTAAGGACATAGACAAGGATAAGATCATCAAACTAGTACCAGCATCTGTGGGCCTCACTAGCAAACAGGAAACCTTTGCCAAGCTGGTAAGTGAGGGGCAGACACTCACAGACGCATACAGGTCTGCCTATAGCGCAGAAAAGATGAAGGATAGTTCAGTATGGGTTGAAGCATGCAAGTTGAGGCAACACCCCAAGGTGTCCCAAAGGATAGAGGCGTTATCAGGTGAGATC